AGAACCATTGCTTTGAGCGATCAAGTTTCTTTTCCATGGTTTGCTCCAGCAGGCACCAGACGTGGAGGCATAACCAATGCTTCTGCAGCAGGATACGTGAGCGCTGAAGGAGAATTTGTTTCAGTAGCATTGAACGAAGGTCAAAGAGACACTCTTTACAGTTCAAACGTTAACCCAATTACTTTCATTACAGGAGCTGGTTTGGTCAACTACGGACAAAAAACTAGAGCTAGAAATGCTTCAGCACTGGACAGAATCAATGTGGCAAGATTGGTGATCTACTTAAGAAGTCAATTGAACAGATTGGCCAAACCTTATGTGTTTGAACCCAATGATAAAATCACAAGAGACGAAATCAAACAACAAGCAGAAAGTTTATTGCTAGAGCTAGTGGGACAAAGAGCACTGTACGACTTTATCGTGGTGTGCGACGAATCCAACAATACTCCAGCCAGAATAGATCGTAATGAATTGTACTTGGACATAGCAATTGAACCAGTCAAAGCAGTTGAGTTCATTTACATACCGTTGCGTTTGAAAAACACAGGAGAAATAGCAGGTTTATAATATATAAATACTAGCAATAGGAGAAACAATGAGTATATCTACACTATCTAAATTGACAGTACCTTTGGCCAGCAACGCAAGTTCGGCCAGTCAAGGTTTGTTGATGCCCAAGTTACAATATCGTTTCAGAGTATCTTTGGAAAACTTTGGAGTATCCACTCCCACCACAGAATTAACTAAACAGGTCATGGATGTAACTAGACCTAATTTAAGTTTTGAAAACATCACTTTGGATGTGTACAACTCAAAAGTTTATTTGGCTGGCAAACACACTTGGGAAGCCATCACATTGACCTTGAGAGAAGATGTTAACAACAACGTGCAAAAATTAGTGGGTGAACAATTACAGAAACAAGTGGATTTCTTTGAACAGTCAGCTGCTGCATCAGGATCTGATTACAAATTTGTAACTAGAATTGAAGTTTTGGATGGTGGCAATGGAGCTAATGTGGCCAACATATTGGAAACTTTCGAACTGTATGGTTGCTTTATTGAATCAGCCAATTACAATACACTTGATTACAAAACCAATGATCCAGTCACTGTTACTTTGGCTATTAGATATGACAATGCCATTCAAACACCACAAGGCACAGGCATAGGCACAGCAGTGGGCAGAACTATTAACACTCTTGCCACAGGCGGTGGACAGTAATTAAATCCTTAAAAACATTCTAAAAAGGGGTCTAAATGGCCCCTTTTTTTATTTTAGCAGCACATATTTCCAGCACATAAATATCTATATGCCAAACATACTGAAACCTTTTTTGGACAATCTTACCAAGGGTACTCTAAATCCCAAAGGCAATTTTGCTGATTTTCAACATGGAGCAAGACTGTTTGTGGATGATAGTTTTAGACTGGCTCCAAAACAAAAATTTCTTTATCATGTGAGTTTTAATATCAACTCCAAAGCAGCGGCCATTATTCCTAATTTTAATTCTACAGTGGCTGAAGAATTAAACATGTTGGTCAAGTCTGTGGATCTACCCAAGTATACCATACAGACCAACACAGTGCATCAGTACAACAAAAAAAGAAAACTGCAAACCAGATTGGATTACGATCCCATCAACATTGTGTTTCATGATGACAACTATGGTATCACCACAGCTATGTGGCAGATGTATTATCAATATTATTTCCGTGATGGCAACTACGGCAAAAAAGACACCACCAACACCATATCCAGCACCACACCCATACAATACAATCGAGGCAACACTTTGGTGGGAGAAGTAGCCAACAAATTCAAATATGGCATGGACTCTGATGCATTCATACCTTTCTTTGAAAGCATACAGATATATCAAATGGCTCGCAAGCGCTACACTTGTTACACTTTAATCAATCCCATAATCACTTCTTGGCAAGGAGACAATTTGGCATACGGCAACAACGATCCAGCAGCCAACAGCATGGCTATAGAATATGAGACTGTGTTCATGAGCAGAGGACCCGTTACAGCAGGCACAGCACCTAAAGGTTTTGCCACCAGACACTATGACAAAACTCCCAGTCCTTTATCATTGGCTGGCGGAGGTACCACAAGTGTGTTTGGTGTGGGAGGAGTGCTGGGAGGATTGTTTGGCCTAAGTGGTGACAAAAGTGCTTTCAGTGATATAGAAGGTGGTGGAGTGTCAGGACCAGGATCTTTGCTGCGCACAGCCATACAAACTGCCAATCGTTTAAAAAATTTAAAGAGACTTAGCAAAGAAGGTCTGCGTGAAGAAGGATACAACATAATCAAAGAAGGCATCGGTAGAGTGGGCGGCACCAGCGTGAGTGGAGTGGCCAACACATTGTTTCCTAAAAATACTCCCAATGCCAACAATGTAACTCAAGCCATATTAAAAAGGAGATAATGTATGTCCAATAATATTCCAGCCATTCCCTCAGACAGTGCTCAACCAGTTAAAAATTTCTTTGACAAATATTTTGTAGAACCTATCAGTATTCCTGCAGGCGAAATAGATGCTGTAATAGGATTTTTTGAAAAAAGAAGTTTTGAAAAAACAGCAGCAGTGAGTGTTGCAACAATTTTATTGCAGCAGGCTAAATTGGACAGTGTGAACGTATTTGAATTGATTGATACACTGAAAGGATTAAATGATGTGCAATTGAGCAACATTGTGACAGAAATATTAAACGTGAACAGATCAAAAATTTCCACACTAGGATTTAAAGTGGAAAACACGCAGAATCAATTCGAAAAACGCAACATAGTGATATAGACTCATGCCTAGACGTTTTGCTCAAGGCAGATTTGCATTAAAAAATCCCAGCAAATATTTGGGCACCAAAGATCCTCTGTACAGATCCAGTTGGGAATTTGCTTTTATGAAATTTTGTGATGAAAGTCCTTCCATTGCCAAATGGGCCAGTGAAGCAGTGAAAATACCTTACAGAAATCCTCTCACAGGCAGATACACCATATATGTGCCAGATTTTTTTATCAACTATGTGGACAAAGGTGGACAAACACACGCGGAGATAGTGGAGATTAAACCACAGAATCAATCACTCAAAGAAAAGGTAGGAAAAAATTTAAACAATCAAGCCAGTTACATTTTGAATCGTGCCAAATGGGAAGCTGCCACTGTGTGGTGCCGTCAAAAAGGTTTGAAATTTAGAGTGATCAACGAAACCGATATTTTTCACCAAGGCAACAAGCGCCGATAAATAATACTATCATGACCAAAAAATTAGAAGATCTATTGAATCTACCAGAATCCAAAGACATTGTGATGGAAGAAAAAAACAAACAAGAGCGTGACAAGTCATTGGAAATTCAAAAAGAGACCATGAGAGACATTGCTGAATTTGATAAAATCACAGCAGCACTGCCCATGGTGAAAGATCTAGGAACCATAGCTGATGAAGAATTGGACGAGATTGCCAAAAAAGCCATGACTGCCTATGATGACCTAATGGACTTGGGCATGAACGTGGAGAGCAGATACAGTGGCAGAGTGTTTGAAGTGGCTGGCAATATGTTGAAAACCACATTGGAAGCCAAAGCTGCCAAAATCGACAAAAAGCTCAAAATGATAGACCTACAAATCCGCAAGCAAAAGATGGACAGAGAGGGTGGAATTGACGATTCCAACATGGTACAGGGCGAAGGATACGTGGTCACTGATCGCAACAGTTTGATTGAAAAACTCAAAAACATGGATAAATAAACACATATGGAATCAGAATTTAAAAAGATACTGGCAGAAAGTAAAAAAACCTACAAATTTAAACTGGGTTTAGCAGGTAACTTGCCTGAAAACATCAATGACACTTTGAAAACAGCTCTCAGCAAGTATGAAATAGTGAGCTTGTCCAAAGGCAAAAAAACTCCCATTCAAGAAAGACCATTGGATTTTCCCAAGTTACAAAACATGGAAGTCACATATTTTGATGCAGAATTAGCCTACCCAACCACTCCAGAAATTTTAGAACAGTATGTGAGCTTGATCACAAAAATGTCCAACAGTCACGTGAAAGCAATGACAGCAATTCAACACGCAGATTATCCCACAGACAAAAAAGAAGAACCTTATGTGGCCAAGTTGGAATCACCATTGGAACAAGCTGATAAGAAAGCACAAGATCATGTGGGTCAAAAAAGAATCATTGAAATTTTAAAACAGATGGAAAAAGATAGAAAAGCTATCACTCATGCCAAAGAAGATGCAAAAAATAAAAAAGAAAAACTAGTAATGGATAAAGAAGAAAAAGCTTCTCCATCACCATTAACCAAAGTAAAAAATGAGAAACCACAAGGTGCATCTCTAGGCAAATTGAAATAAATATTAATATGGATATAAGAGACATACTACAAAAACTTGATAAGGTTCAAAATCCTAAAGAGCTTACTAGCGAGATTGTGAAATCTAATCTCAATGAATCAGCTGCAATCAGTGTGAACATGTATGGTAATAATCCAGATGAAGTGCAAGCATTGTACAATATATTTAAAAATGCTGGATTACAATCACCAATGCCAGCACCAATGCCAGTGCAAGTAGCTGTTGAACCAAAACCCACAGAAGCTCAAGATAAACCTGTAGGTGAAGATGACAGATATAAAGCCAGCACAACTCCAGATCCCAAATACGCCACTATGCCAGACACAGTGGATCCAGTCAGCGATGATTTACACAAGTCTAAAAAAATGTATGCTAGAAGCCAACCTGGCGACAATCCTATGGCAGTCAAAGAAGATGAAATGTCATTGGCAGAAAAAGTTAAAGCACAACTCACTCAAGACTATGCTGCTTACAAAGAAGGTGCTGTAAAAGGTTACTTGATGGACCTAGAGCAAGACGCTGCTGAAATGTCCAAAGTTGAATTCATCAAAAAACATGGTCAAAGCAAGGCTAACATCTGGGACAGAGTTAATTCAGAAGAAGATGAGTTTGATGGCAATACTGAAGACATCGATCTAGAATAGTCAATCATTATAAAATCTCAAAACTGTTGCAAAGATAAGTACTACATATGAGTACCAAAAGCCTAGATGGTGTTCTTACCAAAAAAGCACACACTAGAGAAAAATACACTGAATCACAACTGAATGAGCTGGCTGCTTGTGCTGATGCCACTTTGGGATATCTTTATTTTGCCAAAAACTTTTTTAATATCCAACATCCTGTGAGAGGTAAATTGTTGTTTGAACCTTACACCTATCAAAACAAACTGTTGGAAACCTATCACAAATATAGATTCAATGTGAACATGCTGCCAAGACAGAGTGGCAAGACCACTTGTGCATCATCCTATTTGCTGTGGTATGCCATGTTTCATCCGGATCAAACCATATTAATTGCTGCACACAAATACACAGGCGCTCAAGAAATTATGCAGCGTATTCGTTATGGATATGAACTGTGTCCAGATCATATCAGAGCAGGTGTGGTGAACTACAACAAAGGATCCATGGAATTTGAAAATGGATCTAGAATAGTTTCAGCCACCACCACTGCCAACACTGGTAGAGGTATGTCCATATCATTATTGTACTGTGATGAGTTTGCGTTTGTTAATCCCACCATTGCTAGAGAATTCTGGACTTCTATATCTCCCACATTGGCCACAGGAGGTAGAGCAATCATAACCAGCACTCCCAACTCAGATGAAGATGAATTTGCTGTGATATGGAAAGAATCACAAAATAAATTTGATGAACATGGCAATGAAATTGAATTGGGTATCAACGGATTCTTTGGTTACACAGCTTCTTGGGATGAACATCCAGAACGGGATGACAAATGGAAAGAGAGTGAATTGAGCCGCATAGGAGAAGAAAGATTCAGAAGAGAGTATGGCTGTGAATTTTTAGTCTATGACGAAACATTGGTCAACAGCATTGTGTTAGCAGCATTGGAAGGCAAGCAGCCCATATTGAACATGGGTCAGACCAGATGGTATGAAAAAATAAATCCTGCTGCCACCTATGTGATAGCATTGGATCCTGCCATGGGCACCGGAGGAGATTACGCTGCTATTCAAGTGTTCGAAGTTCCATCATTCCGTCAAGTGGCTGAATGGCGACACAATCAAACTCCCATACCACAGCAAGTAAAAATATTAAAAGATATTGCCAATCATATCAAAGAAGAATGCAAAAGTCAAACAGCCAACAACATCTATTGGAGTGTGGAAAACAACACCATAGGTGAAGCAGCACTTTTGGTGATCAGTGACTTTGGCGAAGAAAACATTCCAGGATTGTTTGTGAGTGAGCCCATAAGAAAAGGACACATCCGTAAGTTTAGAAAAGGATTCAACACCACACATAGAACCAAAATCAGTGCTTGCAGCAGACTGAAAGGCATGGTGGAAAACAACAAGATGATGATCAACAGCAAAGCATTGATCAGCGAATTAAAAACTTATGTGGCAGTGGGATCAGGATTCAAAGCCAAGTCAGGAGAAACTGATGATTTAATCAGTGCCACACTGCTGATCTTGCGCATAGTCAGCATACTGAAAGATTGGGATCCGCGCATTTATAATTCATTTTTACAAGTGGAAAATGATGAGGATGGTGGAGAACGCATACTGCCCATGCCAGTGTTCATCAGCAGCACAAACAACTAAATACACGTATGAACCTCAACGACACGTCTAAAGAGCTATTTGCCAAGATAAGAGGCCGTTTTCCCACGGTTACCATAGGCAATCAAGCAGCAGAAGTGACCAATGATCCCAACGCAGCACGATTTTTTGACTTTGATTTTAAAGCAGGAGATAAGGTTTTGGGCAAAGTCAGCATAAGTATTAGTGAGCAAAACGGACTAGTGGTGATACACAGTGCTGATTTGAGTCAAACTGAAGATTTGGTGGCTCGTGAAAATTGGTTCAGTTTTTTAAAAGAATTGAGACAGTTTGCCAAGTCAAGAATGATGACATTTGACACCAGAGACATCACCAAAAGCAACTTGGAAAAAAGAGATTATAATTTTTTGAGCAATATGAGTCAACCTAAAGAAGTCACAGAAGCTGCATTGACTGGAACCAACAAAACCAGTTTTCAAAACATCGGCAGCAGCAAACTGATCATCAAACATTCAGCTCCGGTAGATGAAGATTTTGCAGCTGGTCGCACTCACAAGATTCATGCAATATACGTGGAAAACATAGACGGCGAAAGATTCAAATATCCTTTCAAACACATCAACGGTGCCAGAGCAATGGCACGTCACGTGAGCGAAGGTGGCAAACCCTATGATGATTTCGGCAAGCACATTGTGGGCTTGAGTGAAGAACTGGCAAAATTAAGAAAATTTAAAAACTATGTGAACAGGTCCGCTGTGATGGCAGAAACATTAAAAGAATATTCACAAGTGATCAATGATAGAATTGAAGAGATCAAAGAAACCATTCAAGGCTTGCAAAAAGAAAGTTTCTATAAATTGACCAAAGAAAACTTCAAAGCCAATGAAACTTTAACAGTGCCAGAAGATGTGAAAGAAAATTGGATTGATGAATTAACAATCAAAACTTTCAATAATGAACTGCAAGAAGTATTTCCTTACATTTATAAATTGGTCACACAAAAACCCATCAAAGAAATCACTGCTGAAGACATTGATACAGAAGCCACTGGTTATCAAGGCAGCACAGAAACAAGAAATTTAAAATACAATGTGTCTGGTGATTTTGACAGAAGCAGACCAGTGTCAGACAAAGATGCTTTCACCATACAGGATCTATTGAAAAAGAATGGCATTGAATCAGAAGTTACTCCTGATGAAGGCAACTATCAAGGCATAGTGATTTACACCAATGCTGCTCCACAAAGTGTGGAAAAAGTTTTGGGCAATATGATCGAAACCTCTCTGGATCCCATTGAACAATTTGAAAAGATTTTAGACTCTATCATTGATGAAGGAGAAAATACTTTGTTTTCCTCTGATTCTGAAGAGCAAAAACAAGCATTGGAAAAATTAAATCTATTGATGAAGAATCATTTTCCCGCAGGAGTGAATGGAGTAAATGGATTGGAAAGTTTGGAAGGCATTATTGATGACCCCATTCTTAATGACCAAATCAGAGAAATAGGTAAAAAAGACAGCGACACTTGTATTAGACCTTTGATCATGTCCTACATACAGAACAAAAAACCAGACATGGCAAAAAGAATCAACACTGGTGACATGAAGATGTCCACTGAAGGCAATCAGTTTGCACAAGCAGTGAGAAAAGCCAAAGCAGCAGGAATGAAACCAGGCGACAAATTCAAAGTGGGCGACAAAGAATTCACACTCAAAGATGCCATGAATATGGCAGGCATCAGTGACACATCATTGCAAGATGATGCTGACATGAATCCAAACCAATCACCTCAGGCTCAGGCCTATGCAGGCAAATCTTCGCAATCTCAAGAAAAAGAAGAAGTGCAAAAAATATTGAACAAACATCCAGATGCTTACAAAAAATTTAACGCAGGAGATGACTTGTACAATCATAAAGAGTTGTATTCAGAATTGGCCGACTATTACCACGATAATGGAGATATGCCTTATGGTACATACACCGCTAAAGATGGCGATCCTATCAATTGGCTCACCACTAGATTGGCCGATATGGGATTGATAGAAACCACTCAAACCGAAGGCAGCATAGAAGATGAGTATAAATTTCGTGATTGGTTAAAGAAGACACACAACAAACAAGTGCATGAATTAAAACCACAAGAATACGCAATCATTTCAAAACAATACAGAGACGAACAAGGAAAAAAAGAATCCTATCATCCAGGAGAAGGATCTGCAGAAGAATTAGCCAAAGAAATTTGGAACAACACTCCAGCATTGCACGATGAATACAAAGACTGGAAAGAATACATGGATTCAGAAGATTTTCAAATGGACTCAGACAAATTAAGAAGTAAATTTGAAAGCACAGGCGGTGGCCCTACCATTAGACAAATGAGTGATTTAGAATTGGCCAACT